CGGGTCGAAATACTTCCTGCTCGGAGCCGATCTACTCGACGCCATCCGCGGCATGTATTTTGACAAGGCGATAGTCGATGAAGTTGCTGACTGCGACCCGCGACTATGGCCACAGATCATCCGGCCGGCGCTTGCCGATCGCCAGGGCAGGGCGCTGTTGATGGGGACGCCGAAGGGCCGTACGAACCTGCTCTACGACCTGTCGAAGGTCGGGCCGGACAATCCGGAATGGAGCTACCACTGCTACACCTGCTACCAGACCGGCATGGTCGACGCCGATGAGATCCGCCAGATGAAGCAGGAGATGTCACCGGCGCTGTTTGCCCAGGAAATGGAGTGCAGCTTCAACGCTGCCGGCGTCGGGGCGGTCTACGGCTCAGAGATGAACGAACTGCAGGCCTCCGGACGGTTTACCCTGGTGAAATATGACAAGCGGCTGCCGATCGTCACCGCCTGGGATCTGGGGTTTGCCGACGCCACGGCGATCTGGGTGCTGCAGGTGGCCGGCACCGAAGTCAGATGCATTACGTACCTCGAATTCACGCTGACGGCGCTGCCCGATGTGATCAGGCAATTGCGACAGATCGGTGAAAAAAGTGATTGGGACTGGTTCAATGCCCGGCACATCGGACCACACGATTTACGTGTAAGGGAGCTTGGCAGCGGCCGGAGTCGCGAAGATATTGCCAATGAAATGGGAATAGAATTCGAGGTGGCGCCGAACTGGTCGATCGAAGACGGCATTGAGGCGGTCCGCAACGTCCTGCCACACGTCTGGATTGATGAAAGTAGCTGTGACCGGGGGTTGGAAACGTTAGTCAACTACTCTTTTCAGTTTGACGAAAGGAACAGAGCATATAAGAATACCCCATCGCACGACTGGACCAGCCATGGCTGCGATGCATTCCGAATGTTTGCAGTCGCGTACGACGCCTCGCGAATATTGCGCCAACCTCTGGGCGGAGGGCGGCGCAGCGGCAGACAACAATGGCTTATCTAGTGGGGGATCTCGTCCGGCAGGTGAGGAATGCGATTGAGACGGCCGTCACCGCGACCGACTCGGCAAACGCCCAGCGTGCGCGCGCCTGGAATCAATTCATACTTGCACCCACCGATACCGAGACCGACGAATCCGGCAACTTCCAGTCGGCGGACGTCAACGCCATGGTGACGGCGGTGTCGGCGCAGATGGTCGTTGCCTTCTCCACCGACGCCATGGTGACCTTCGAGCCGGAGAGCGCTGAGGACGAGGAACCGGCGGCCGCCGAGTCGCGCGCCGTCAACAAGGTGGCGATCCAGAACAACGGCGGCTTTTCGGTGATGCTCGGCGGCGTGCAGAACGCCCTGATGTACGGCAACGGCTACATCAAGGTGTTCTGGGACGAGCAGATCACCCGCATGCACATGGCCTATAGCAGCATCGATTCCGAGGATCTGCCGATCCTGGTGGAGACCGATCCGAGCGAGATCGGCGTCACCCGCCGGCTGGTGTCCTATAATCCCGATACCCGCAAGGCGCGGGTGGAGATGACCGAGACCGACAAGCGGCTGAGGGTGAAAACCGTCGCCAACGAGCGGTTTTTCATGACGCCCGACTGGGACGAGCTCGAACTCGGCAACTGTCCGCTCTCCGGCGAGATCCATTACAAGACCCGCAACGATCTGGTCAGGATGGGCGTCGGGCAGGAGATCGTCGACCAGATCCCGGCGGTGCAGCGCAATTCCGGCCAGGAGAATTCCAGGCGGTGGCGCGGCATGACCGTTGACCCGATCGTCCGCGGCCAGGAGATCTGCCGGGTGTACGAGGCCTACGCCTGGCTGACGATGGAGGAGGACGACGACCACACCTATCTCTATCGCTGCTGGCTGGCCGACAACGTCGACGACTGGCTGCTCGATGCCAAGCCGGTCAACCGCAACCCCTATGCCGCCGGCACCGCCTTCCCGCTTGCCAACCTGCACCAGGGCGAGGCGCTGGCGGCGAAGATCGCGATGATCCAGAGCGGCAAGACCGAACTGATTCGCCAGTGGTTTTCCAACATCCAGAACTGCTCGTTCGGCCGTTACGGGGCGGTGGTCGGCCAGGTGGAGCTCGAGGACGTCTTGCGGCCGAAGGCCGGCGGCGCGGTGAGCATGAAGCTGCCGGACGCGATCGTGCCGATCCCGGTCAGCGACGTCGGGCCGTCGATTGCCGCCGGATTGGAATATCTCGACCGGCAGCGCACCGAACGCGGCGGTGCGGCGATCGACATGCTGAAGGCCGACCAGCAGCTGGCGCAGGATACGGCGCACGGCACCGAGCGCGTCTATTCGGTGAAGGAACTGCTGGTCTCCTACATGACCCGCAACCTGGCGGAGTCGATGATCCGCAACGCCTTCCTGCTGGCGCACGAGGAGATCCGCGACGGCGATAACGGCCCGATCAGCCTGAAAATCAACGAGCAATGGACGCAGATGGATCCGGCGCAATGGCCGGAACGCACCTATTGCAACGTCAAGATGGGCTATTCGATGGGCGAAAGGATGCAGATCGGCGGCACGCTGATGGCGGCGCTGCAGATGTATGCCCAGGGGCTGCAGGCCTACGAGGGCGAACTGTTCACCCGCAAGGGCCTGTATTCGATGATGATCGACTGGCTGACCGTCAATCTGGTCGATAACGCCGAGGCCTATTTTATCGATCCGGACTCGCAGCAGGCACAGCAGGCCGGCCAGCAGAAACAGATGGCTGCCCAGGCGCAGGCGAAGCAGACGGCCGACCAGGCGTCGCAGATCGCCGCCCTGCCGGAGCAGATCGCCGCGCAGAAGGACAAGTACAAGACCGATCAGGAGACGCAGTTCAAATATTTCGACTCGGTGCTGGCAGCCCAGGTGGAGATGCAGAAGGCCGAGCGGCAGGGGGTGATCGATTTTGCTAACGCGCGCGCAGAAAGCAAGGCTCTTGGAGTTGCTGGAGCCGGCGCTGCTGGAAAGCCTGGGGCTGCAAATGGTGGAGGACGTGCTAACGGAAAGGGCGGCAAGCCTAAGCCATCCGGCAAGTAGCGACGACGTCCGCCAGGTGCTGTTTGAATTAGGGGCCATTAATTATGTCATCGGAAAGCTCAAACAATTCAGCATCCGGACAGATAGCGGCAGTGAGGCCGAAGCCGGCGGCCGCCGCTGAACCGCCTGGCAAGCGCGGGGCGCTGGCCGACAAGGCGCGCGAGGTGATTTTCGGCGGCGGCGAGGCCGTTAGACATGAGCAAGACCGCCAGCAGGCCGCGCACCAGCCTGCTGGCGATGAGGGTAGACCAGCTACGCCATCCAATCGCCGTGACCAGGCGCGTAGCGACGTCGAGCCCGAGCGCCGGCATGCCGATCCCGAGGCGAAGGGCCGGCCGGCGCTAGAACTAGCAGACGATGATGACAAAGAAATTAGCGCCGCGAAACGGCAGCGCGGCAAGACGATCGCCGATTATGCGGCGGAACAGGAGGTCGATCCACAGGAAATTTACAAGCTGAATGTGCCGATCGGCGACAATGGCGAAACGATGTCGATCGGCGAACTGAAGGATCGTGTCAAGGAAAGCCATGATTTCGAGCGGAGACGCGACGATTTCGAGGACTGGCGCGACCAGGCATTGAACGAAGTTGCCCATGGGCGAATGCAGGTGGAAGGGGTTTTACAGCGGCTGACGAGCGTCATCCCGCCGGAACAACTGGCTAGCGTCTTTGCCGACTACGAGCATTCGCACACCCGACAGGTTAGCACCGCGCGGTTGCAACTGAGAGAATGGTTTCCGGAATGGGACGATGCGGCGGTCAAAGCCCGCGATCGGGAAAAGCTCGATGAACACCTGGGAAGCTACGGCTTCTCGCGGTTCGAGATCGAGAACCTGACCGACGCGCGGCTGGTGCGCTACGCCATGCATGCCATGCGGCTGATGGAGAGATACCGAAGGCTGAAGGATGCCGGCAAGCGCGAGAAGATCCCGACGACAGAGCCGCCGTCCAGCCGGAAACACAAGCGCGATGTGAAAACCGAGGCCGCGAACCTCGCCAAGTCCGGCGATGTGGTGGGCGCGGTCCGCCAACTGTTGAGGTAGGACAATGGCAACGACGAACCTAGACTCTGCCGACCTGAAAGCGGCCTTAAGCGGCGGCTGGATCAGGGAGGAATTGATGCAGCAGGTGTGGGACATTTCGGCAATCCCCCTGCCGTTTTCCGACAGCTGCGGCTCGGAAACCGCCGACAACGAATATTTCGAGTGGTCGAAGGACAAGCTGAGGGCTCCCGATCTGACGAACGCCCGCATCGACGGACAGGACACCGACGGCACCAATGACACCAATGTCGGCACCAGGCTCGGCAATCATTGCCAGATCAGCACCAAGACGGTGCAGGTGTCCTCGAGGGCCGACGCCAGTGATACGGTCGGCGCCGATACCGAGCTTGCCTACCAGGTGATGCAGCGGCAGCGGGAATTGCGCCGCGACCGTGAGGCAATCATGCTGTCTGGCCAGGGCAGCGTAGCCGACGACGGCGCGACGATCGCCGGCACGATGGCCGGGGTGTTTGCCTTCATCACCAGCAACGGCGACCATGGGGCGACCGGCTCGACGCCGGGCTTCAACACCGGCACCAAGCTGATCCCGGCGGTGGTGGTCGGCACCAAGCGCGGCCTGACCGAGACGATCGTCCGCAACATCTGCCAGTCGTGCTACCAGAACAACGGCGATCCCGACGTGTTCATGGCGCGGCCGGCGCTGATCCGCAAATTCTCCGAATATTGCTTCACCGCTTCAGCCAGGATCGCGACGCTGATGAACGACGAGGGCTCGGATGCCTCGCCAATGACCGCCAAGGGCGCCGTCAACGTCTTCGTCACCGATTTCGGCGTGGCGTTGAAGATGGTGCCGAACCGGCTGCAGCCGGTGGTCAGCGCCAACTGCTCGAATGTGCTGATCGCCGATTTCAAATACATCAAGATCGCCTTGCTGCGCGGCTACCAGGTCGAGCCGCTGGCGAAGAAAGGCCTGGCCGAAAAGCGGCAGATGTCGGTGGATGGCACGCTGGTGGTCACCAACGAGGAAGCGATCGGCGCCATCTATGACGTCGATGAAACGATTGCAGTCGTAGCGTAGGGCCGTGTCCGATGCCTTCCGAATGGACATGGTTCGATGGCGTGGAGCGTCTTGATTATCAATGGTCCAGCGACGGTAGACTGGTCCGTCGTCACAGCAGCCTGGGTGAGGACCGGATCATGACGGAAAACGCCAGGGTGAGGGCGAACGGCGGCAGTCGTTCGCTCTCATTCGGAAAACTGCTAATGCGCATGTCCTATGCGCAATACGTGTTTTTGACGCGGGTCAATCCGGCCCTGGCGTCGAGCGACAAGCGCGAGCAGCTGGCGGCGTGGAAGCGGCTGGCAAGCGATGGCGGGTATCGCAACCTGCAGGTGGAGGACCACTGATGGCCGGCAAATGGCATATCGACGCGGGCGACCCGATGACCAGGGCACTGCCATTTGGCAGGCTGGTGCAGGCCTATACGCAGGGCTACGAGGGACCGGTGGTGACGGAACCGGCGCTGCTGGCTGACGACCCGCCGGGGATCGATGCCTGGCAGCAGGGTCAGGCCGACGCCGCCGCCGGCCTCAATCCCGGCTTTACCGCGGAAGTCGCACCGGAGCCACCGCCGCCGGAACCACCGCCGGAACGGCATGCCAGGCATAGCGAGCATAAGGGACACAAGAAATGAAGGTGGTACGCGGAACGACCTTCAGGCGCGTCGTGCGACCAGGTGAGATCATCTGGCCGCACCATCGGGTGCCGCCGGCAACTCCACCCCAGTTGCTGGCCAACTCTTCCTCCGGTGTGCCGGCTAAACCGGCGGACGCGCACCCATCGAAAGGCAAGCGGCGATGAACTGGGGGGATCTCAAAAAGCTGGCGATCAGCTATACGCACCGGCCCTCGATCGATTATGACGCCTGCCAGACGCCGGCCTGCGACCGGCTGACGCAGCTGCTGGACACCCAGGACAATGAGACGATCGGCTCCGGGGCGATGACGACGACACCGGATCAGAACAACCTGTTCTCGTTTGCGCTGCCGATCGACTACGGCCGGATGAAAACCGTGCTGATCAACGGCGTGCGGTTCGCGGCGGTGCCATTGCTGACGCTGATCGATGACCAGTCGTCGGCGCTCTATGCGGTCAGCGGCTCGACGATCTATGCGGCGGCGTCGGGGACGATCGCCTTTGCCTATGGCCGGCAGATCGACCCGATCGTCGGCGACAGCGGCACCAGCGTCATTTTGAGCCGCTATCCGCGCGTCTATCTCTATGCGGTGGTGATCGAGGCGTACATCCAGGTGCAGGATTTCGACGCCGCACAGGGCTACCAGGCAGCGTTCGACGCGGCGGTGGACGATGTCAACGGCCTGCAGGCGTTTGCCCGCTACGACGCCGCAGCGCGGCCAATGACCGGGTTCGGGAGGATCTGAGATGACGGTGGAGACGGCGACGAAGATCAGCCAGCTGAACGCGCTGTTTCCGCCTGGCAGCGATCCGAAGAGCGAGGGCGACAACCATCTGCGGCTGCTGAAGAGCGTGCTGCAGGCGACGTTCGACGACAGCGGCACCTACCTGAAAACCACCCTGCCGCTGAACAGCGCCAGTCCGGCGCAACGCGGTTTCATCAACGGCCTGACGCTCGCCAACAACGGCGCCGATGCGGCAAACGGCATCGACATCGCCCCGGGCGCCGCGGCGACCGACGATCCGGCCACACCCTATGTGATGTCGCTGACATCACTGCTGACCAAGAAGGTCAACAGCGCCTGGGCGGTTGGCAGCGGCAATGGCGGGCTTGATACCGGCACGGTGTCGGCGACCGCCAACTATCATGTCTGGCTGATCCAGCGGTCCGACACTGGCGTCATCGATGCACTGTTTTCGCTGTCGGGCACGGCGCCGGCAATGCCGGCCAGCTACGACCGCAAGCGGCGGCTGGGGCTGGTGATCCGCAACACCGGCGCCATCCTCGCCTTTCGGCAGTTCAACCGTCGCGTCCTGCTCGGCACGGTCCAGGTAACCCGCAACTC